GTTCTTTTAATAGTTATATCACCGCCAAATTTACCCAAAACGGTTGAAGATATTTTACTTAAACCCTTGGATAATCTTGACATTATAAACGATAAGCAATAACAGAACCGCTTGATAAAGTAAATCCAGTAATGACTCCACAAAGTTCACAACTAGCATTTAATGTAATGCTTGTACTTGCTCCATCAATATTTTGAGCAGTTAATGATGCAATAACAGTATCTTCATTTGCTTGTAATTTACCAAACCTCCCAGTATGTGCACTTTGGTCTTTAACAATTTTTGCTGATGGGTATTCGTAAGCCATAGTTAACTCCTTTTTACGTTTATTGTAGCTGGTCCACTTATTCTAATGCCAGCTAAGTATTGTTCAATTATAGGTGGTATTCGATTTGCACCTACTGCACCATAAAATCTAGGTTTTACATTTAAATCGCCAATAGATACTTCATTAAAATCTTCAAAGCCACTTAAATCAAGTCCATCTTTATTGTTATTTAAATAAACAGCTAAATGAATTTGGGCGTGTTTTACTCTTTCCGGTATTTCTGTGTCGGCATAAAAAGCGGGTTGCAAATTACTAGGATATAAAGCATTAAATGTACTCGAGTATGTATATGGTTTTTTTACTCCAGATCTTGGCCACTCCAATGCCTGCTCATCATTTGTCCTCGCACCTAAAAACCGTTCTCGGTCTATTCTTTGAGCAGCACTAAAAAGTGCACGGTTTTTTTGGTCAGTTGTACTGGACGCCCAAGCAGTTACATCGTCATTTTCTATAAGGCCGTCAATAAAAGCTTGAGCAGCAGTTATATCGACGTAAGTATTAGCAGTCGCAGCTCCAACTGTATTAACTAATGATATTGCCATTTGTTTTTAATTTAATTGGCTTTTTTTGTTTTTTTGGCTTTGGTGTAAGAGAAGCTGCCTTTTGTTTAGCAGCCTCCCTTTCCCTTAATCGCCTAAATGTGGCAACACCCATTACTTTCTAAACGCACTGACAGCAGTCGAACTAGTAACTCTAAAAATAAAAGTTCCAGATGTGTCTGCAGTTATGTCTGGTTCACCAACGATAGTTACGTTAGAACCAGCAGTAAGTGTATATTTATGAGTTGATGCAGCCTTGTTGACAACAGTTAACTCAAAACATTGACCAACTTTGTTTTGAATACCAAGAGCAGTAATAATTTCAGCTGCAGTTGGTGTAGTAATAGTCCTATTTCCTGTAGGAGTTCCGTCAACAATACCTTCAATCAACTCTGCAGTTGTTAAAGTCATTGCTGCATTTTCCGTTTTGATAACTTTAGTTTTTGTAAGTTGACCAAATGGAGGATTTTGTAATTCGAAAATACTAGCCATGATGTGTTACCTCTTAATCTAGTGGTGATGTTACTGTAGCTCTTACGATACCAATATTCTTGGTTTCATAAACTTTGCTCCAGTTAGTAGCAACTTCTAGCTGTGTTCTTGTTGGGTTTGTTGTTGTAACGCCCCACTTAATACCTATTGGGTGATAAATGTATGCGTGTTTAAATGAAACAACATCTTCAAAAGCAAGAACGTCTCTATCTACTAAAGTTTCTAAAGCTGCTTGTTGACCTGTAGCTACACTTCCTTGCGAGAAGAAAAATACAGCGTACTCAGTAGATGCTCCAGTACCAGATTTAGGAATGTCGTCGGAAACAACTATATTCATTCCCATATACTGTGGAACTGAGACATCACCATAAGCACCGGCTGAAGAACCGCCAAAAGCATTAACAGTACTTGCACCTGAAGGGGCAGTACCTAATCTAGCTTCTGAATTAGTAACGTAATCTAAGGCTCTACGCTCTTTTAAGGCATAAAAAACTTTAGAGTGCATTGCTATTGTTGTAAGCTTGTCACCCTGATCGCCTAGTAATGATTGAGCTTTAGCAACTGTTCCAGCACCTAATGCTGTAGGAGTATCGCCTGACTCAGAATCAATACTAAGTTCAAATAAAGCAGAAGAACTATTATTAGCAGTTAAAGAACCAAAAGCTCCTGTAAGACAAGAATATAAATCTTTTTGCTTTTCATTATTAATGTAAGCACCAAGTTTTTGCCTTATTGCACTTATTGGATCAGGTGAATTAGAACCAATTTTTTGGCCGGCAAGTTGTCTTGCAGAAAAAGCATCGCCCGAAGTAAGAACTACTCCAATTTGGCTGCTTTGTTCTATTTTACTAGGAGTTAAAGATGAACTATCATCTAGCCTTGTATAGTTACCACTTAAATTCGCTTTATAGAAAGGAATATTGACGAAATTTCCGCCATTAGTGGAACTTAAATTTAATTCTGGCAAAGGAGCTACTACACCACTTTGTAAGAAACTATCTCTTAAAGTAGTCTCTTCAATAATGCTTGCAGCAAACACCTCTGGCACGATTATGTCAGATAAGTTTGTGGCCATTTTAATGAAATGGTAAATTTACAGAGTTAGGCACAGCCTCCTTAACTTCAGCACAGCTTCGATTAAGTTTTGAAAAACCAGCACAGCCGATTTAATTTATTATTTAAACTATAACTTGAAATTTGTTATTTGTAATCTTTTGCGACTTTTTTTGCAGCAAGCCAAGCTTCACGTCCATATTTAGCATGGATTTCATGTGCGGCTAAATCTTCCCCGTTAGCTAACCTTTTCATTAAGTTTGTATCAACTCCAGCAATAGAAGTAATATTTTCACTTTTACCAATAGGTGCTCCACTTCCTACTGGCTGTTGGTTTTTTAAAGCCCAAGGTTGTAGTTGTTCTTTTACTGCTTCCTGTAATGGTTTGGAAGTAAAACCATCATTAGATAGATAATTAATAGATCCATCTTGTTGAACTTGTATTTTTTCTTTATCTAACTTAGTCATTGCATAAGAAGGGTCATGAACTACTTCTGATAAAATATTTACCGCAGGGGTTATAAGTTTTAAATCTTTTAATTCATTCTTTAAAGTTTCTATTTCATTATCTTTTTTTTCTATAACTTCTTTAAATTGCATTTCCCTTTTATTTAATGCTTCTGAATAATTACCTTTTTCTTCTAGTCTTTCTTGCTCTACTTTTTGTTTAAATTCAATTAATGCTTGTACATCGGTTCCTTCTGGTAATGTTGCAACTTTTTTTGCATTAGAAGCTATTTGTTGTTTTTCTTCTATTATTTCTCTATTTTTTCTTTTCAACAATTCTATTTCTTGTTTCAAAGCAGCTTCGTTTGAAGGAGTTTCCGTTGTTGTTTGAGGGGTTTCTTCAGTCATAAAGACATTATATTTGTATTTATATTAGTTATACTACCATTTTACTTTATCTGCCCAGTATGCAGCACTTGTTTTTCCTTTAGCGATATTTTTAGCGTGTCTAGCTTTAAAACTTTTTCGTTTCGCTTTATCGGCATCCGACTCTCCTTTTTTGGGAGGTTTTGTTTTAGCTCCTTGCATACCGAAACGGATTAATTTTAAACCGGTTCCTTGTTTTATAACAACAGCGTGTGACTTACCGCTTTTATGGCTAGGGGTTTTAATAGGTTTATTAACGCCTGAAAACGTATGGCCTCCCCTCGTAATTGCCATTACTTTTTCTTTTTAGGTGCTGCTTTTAATTCAGAGCGTTTTTTTAATACTTTATTACCTGTAGATTCAGAAATAATTCTTACAATGGGATCTTCTTTACTTCCGACTCTAGTTACGGTTCCTCCGGAAGGTCCTTTAATAGAGGCTCTTTTACCTCCACTTCCGGTAACCTTACCGAAAGTTCTTTTGCCGCCATACATCCAACTTACTCTAGAACCTGTTTTCATTTTTTCTTAGTACCCTTTTTTACTTTTTTCTTTTTAGCTGGCCTTCCGACTTTGGAACCATAAGTTCCTTTTCCCATAGGAGCCATAATCTTAGATGCAGTTAATTTAATTTTACATCTTTTTTCTTTTTATGTCTCTTTTTTTACAAAGAGTTTTCTACTCCTAATTCTTCTAGAGTTAAAGTTGAGCCGTCAGATCGAACAAAACTTCTAAATACTTCAGTCGGGTTTTTTTTAGTACGCAATTCTTCTCTATATATTTTTGATTTTTGTATTCCAAATACTTTATTTTGTGTAGCTATATCTTGTTTACTTAACCACACTGCATAATTTTCTGATGCTGGTATAAGTTTTCCTCTAGTAGATAATCCTGTTTTACTAGGTCTTTGTAATCCTCCTGTTAAATCATCTTGATCTAATCCAAATTTATCTAAAAATTCATCTTTAATAATTGGAACTATTGTGGAACGACAATTAAAATGTTGCGGAGGTTGAGGTCCTTTTCCCATTTCGAATATTTGTCCATCTAACCGACCACAGATGGCTGAAGTTCTACTATCTAAAGTTGCAACATATTTATAGCGATCTACCATATCTGAATTTGCTTTAAAAACACTATTTATTGCTGAATTACTTACTTGGTTAATACTGGTTCTTACAATAGTGTCGATTTGATTATTAGCAATAGTTGTTCCAATACCTCCTTTAGCTTTTATTTGTTCTAGAGTTCCGACAGCTTCGAAATTTAATCTACCTCGTAAGTCTTTAGATATTTGTGAAGTTGTTTGATTAGAAAGCAAACCAGTTCTTACAGTATTTGTAAATATTTCTGTTTGAGATGCAGCAATTCTTCGAAAAGCTGTTCGCACGTTTACTCCGTTAGGTAGATTAATCACAGCACCATCTCGGGCAGTTAAACTAAATTTAGGGATAGTTCCTGTTTGTACAACAAATTCTTCGGGTAAAGTAAAAACATTTATTTGACGTGGATCGGTATTAACTACGCTTTGTGCAAATTGCGGACTTATTTCTATTGTTCTTACAGCATTTTTAGTCCCAGTACTCGGTAATACTTTAGTAAGTTGTTCTTTTATAAATCCAGATTGAAGCTCTGCTAAACCCTGTAATTCTTGAGAAATAACAACGGAACTATTTTCTGCCCATGTATTTAAACTTTCTTGCAATTGTAGTAATATTGTTCTTTGTCTATTTACAGCCGATGGAGTTAATGTTAGTTCCCCAGCGTCATATTGTTTTAATTGATCCGTAATTTTTATAATTATATTATTATATTCTTTTACTATTTTT